CTGACTGCGGGCGGGATATTTTGGCTAAAGCGTCGAGTACCCATGCTAGTAACGATAACGTAAGCCTAGAAAATACCTTGCCTCGGCAGGCGACAATTCCAGCGCAATTGCCAGCGCCTCTTTTTTATCGGGCGGCAGCAAATCGATTTCGCCACGAAGGTTGGCTGCTGCGGGGTCTGACAATGGAAGGCTGGCATCAACATGGAATCGATCATCACCTATTCCAGCATTGACAGCTTGCGGCCCCAATTTGTTAATTTCGACATTGGCGTAGCCGGACAGATCGTCACCTGTCGCCGCTACGCCAGGAATAAGCATGCCGTTTTGATAGTCAATCGTCGGATTTATGCTGCTTCCTGCACCGAGAGGGATGCTTAAAGCCGGATCGGCAGTTAAATTATCAACTGAAAAATCATCCGGCAGTCCGTATTTTGCCTTCCTCTCAGCATCGAGCCGATCTAACAACGCCGCGATTTCTTCCGCGGTCGGCACTACACTACGCCCAGCTTCCTTCAGGGATGTAGACGCCTCGCGTTGGCGTGTAGCCAACCATGTCTAAGATCGGCCTGCCGCCAGCACGGGAAGTTTCCGTCGCTAGTTTTTGCTCATATGAGCGATAGTCTTCAGAATAATCGAGGCCATTCTTTTTCTTAAAGCGCCAGATTATGCCCATTTCCATCAGATGCTCATCGAGGACACCGACATCGGTATCTGCCGTCCATTTCGACTGATTCGCGCCTGCGGCTGATTGACAGAAGTATGTCGATTGGTACTCAAATACCCACGTATTACCAGCACTCGGGGCGGGATACGCATATAACTTGCCGCCGAATATTCGGTAGCTTGCAGATGGTCCCGTCGCAGTCATCGCTTTCAGCGCTTGCCATTCGATGGGCGATAACGGCCCTCGAACGGGTTGCGTTAGCGTTCTATCCCAAAATGTCGAGCTGGTGATATAGCTGAAGCCTGGGGCGAGAGTTGTCATAACGCCTTGCAATTCAGCGGCCAGCGAAGTGTGCGTGACTTCAAGTTGGGTGGCTGGCCACGAAAATCTGTCTAACAACTCCCGCCCTTCCGTATTTGCCATCGCTTGCAGTGCGGTTATGTTTTGATCTGTCGAGCCGATCACCGCCGATGGCTGCGCCAAGCCAATCGTATCGCACACATTTTGAACGATAGTCAGCAGGCTCATGCTGCCTCTTTTTTCGGCCTGCCGCGTTTTGCGGGGCGCGACTCTAAGTCATCTTGAAGCTCGGTTATTTGCTCGCTTTGAGTTTTTACTAGACTTTCCATCGCTTCAATTTTCAATTCCAGCGCAGAAATTTGCTCTGCGGCTTTATTTGTCCCAGCATTTTCTAAATAGATTTGAGCTTTTTTCACCAAAGCTAAACCGCCCATACCCAACCGCCGAATACTGTCCGCGTTCGAACTGGCTAAATCTTCGACTGTTTTAATGCCCGCCTCTTGACACGTTTTCAGTTGCGCGGGGGTGACCCCCGGCCAATGTTTAACGTCGGAGCCATTCACTGGCATTTCTAGTCCTTGCTTCCAAGCCTCATAGGCTTGTATGTAATACGGAATTGGACCATCACCGCGCCTGTTGCCATGACGCCACTCGTTGAGTAGCTGCTCTGTGACTACTTTATCAGAAACCAAGGTGCCTTGACTGCCTGCTGGTGTTAATTTCGCGTACTCAACGTCTTTGAATACCGGCATACCAGCCTCAATCGATGCGTTCCTGTCCTCGTCGGCGCGAAGCTCGAACTCGATGAAACAGGGCCGTTCTTTGTTGTCGCTCGGCAGAATGTCAACCATAAAGGCCTCCGCAGATTAAAAAGATGAGCGCCCCGAAAATAGGGCGCTCACGATGGGACTGCTTAAGGCCTAATTAAGCAGCGCTTCCGTCATCCATAAACGGATATTGGATCTCAAACTCGGCAAGGCCGGTCGATGGGGTGTCGATTGCCGATGCACCAATAGCCAGCTTCACCCGATCGCCAGAAACAACGGCATCATCAATGCTGCCTGCCGTAGCAGTTGCATAAACGAGTCCGTCATCAGCATAACTCGCGAGACACTTGCCGACACCTTTGCCATAAATCTGATACCAGCCGTACTGACTGGCAACATTAATTGACATCGAGATGCCGACCGGCCCGATAGCGTTCGCCGCTAACAGCGTTGTGGTGTTGTCGTCTTGGCTAAAAGTGACAAACGAGCCGAGTACCGTCGATGCAACGCCCGCAAGATAAATAAACATCCCAGAGCCATAGGCGGTTGAGGCGACATCGTTCGCTTGAACGATAGTCCCGAGCGGCTGGTTCTGAGTTGTCGAAGTGTCGGCAATGTTTTGCATACCGACAATTGGATTAACGATTTGATAGTCAGACATGATTTTCTCCTGATCTGATTGCCGGTTACGCTACTACGACGCCCTGAAGCGAACGATTGCTCACAGTCATGTTGCCCTGCCAAATAATCGGCAGTACTTCGGCGTCTTGATTCACCGATGATTTCTCGGGGACTTCCGTCCAATTTGCGTCACGATGAGCGCAAATGCCGATATAGTCAGTGTTCAAGAAATACATATGCGCGTCAGGCATACCCCCGGCCAACGAGTCATACACCACGTCCGCGCCTTTATATTTGAGCGACGTGGTTCCAGCTTTAATGTCAGTTGTATTGGTATATCGCTGGATTGACGTCTGCGAGCCATCGAAGAACGTGAAATACGTGTCGTCGGCAACAATCAAATCAGGCTGATCATTGTTTCGCGTCAACTGCAACCACAGCGGGAGCATCAAGCTCTCGATAGTTGTTGCAGATGGCGTGATCGCACCACCGCCTTGAATCGGCGAAGCAGCCGACTGCACCCCGGACTTCCAAAACGTGTACGTGGAGGAATTGATACCGCCAACCGTTCCCGTTCCGGCGTCAGAGACTAACGCTTGCAAACCGTTGATCTGATTTGCAGCGGTGCCATCCGAATACATGTCGCTGGAGAAATTATTACCGGCAGTCTTCATGGCGTTTTTCAGCTTGTTTTTAACGAGCTTGATCACGCCGTCCTTACCGGCATTCTGACGAACTTCGAGTCCACTGGCGACGACGTTAATCGCAAGCTGTTTCCATGAGAAATTCACAGCGGTGAAGACCTCCGACTGCGCGATGTCCAGCGTGTCGTAGCCGCTGTAGCGCTGGTAAGTGCCGTTTTCCGCATAATCCAACGGGATCTGAATTTCCCAGCCGCCGGAAATGAGATCAACCCGATCCTTTTCCGTCAGTCGCTGGTGCAAGGCAGTGTGGTTTGAGACGTTATCTGTGACAAACCGATCCTTAAAATGACGATATGTAATCGCCGAGATTTCTGTGAAGCTACTATTAGCTGGCATGGTTTATTCCACCTTTATCTAAGCTGAGATGCGTTCGTCTACGAGCGCTCCGATAAAATCATCCACATTTTTTGAATGAGCGACAGTCGGCGGCAATGTGCCAGTCGATTGAATGTTAGTGCCCCCGGCGCGTCGAGCGTTTGCGGCATTTTCTTTTGCCTTGGCGACTCGTTCAGCGTTCGCCTGTGCTTGGCGATCAATTTCCATCTTGCTTGACACACTTTCGTTGGCCGCTGCGGCCATTTTGTACGCCATGTCAAGATATTGATCGTGCGACAGTCCGGGTTTACTTTCTTTCAATGTAACCACAATCGGAACCATGTCGGATTCTAGTTCGCTGTAGAACGGATGCTTTGAAGCAAAATCGTCTATAACGCCTGAAACTACTTGGCCCTGTTGTGCTAATTGTTGCTGATTCTGCTGTGCAATATGATTCTCGAAACCCGCCAAACGCTGCTGCATTTCAGCAATTTGAGGGTCGCCAGGTTCTACCCCGGCGTTATCTGTTAAAGCAGATAGTGGAATGCCACGGTTGTGGAGCAGATAGCGCGTGAAACTTACCGGATCTCGTTCAGCATAATCGGACAGGGCAAATAGCTGCGTAAGCGCTGTGCTATCGTCCATGCCGTTCATCGCAAATTGTTGACGCCGGGGCGCGATGGCCTGCTCTATTTTCTCGTAAAATTTCCTCTGTTCTGCAACTTCCATTGTCTTACGCGTGTAATCGGCTTCTTGCTCTTTGACGCGATCTGATATCCATTGCTGGCTCTCAGGCGGCAAAGTATAGAATGCCTCACGATCTTCTGCCGACATTGATTGAGGCGCTGTGATGGCCGCGTTAGCGGGTTCAGCTTCCTCTTGTCGGGCTTCCGCCGATACTTCGACGGCTTCATCCTGGGGCGCGGATTCCTCCGCACGATCCCGAATTTCTTCGGCAGGTGATGACTCAATATCGGATGCTTCGGCGACGTCGAATTGCTCGCCAATAAAATCACCGATAGATGCCTCTACCGGCTCTGCACCAATTATTGCGTCGTCTGCCATATTTTCACCTGTCTTTTTACCAATCAATTTCATGGGCCGCAGCTTCCGCTGCTTTGTCAATCGCTCGATCTATCGCTTCCTCATGCCGTTGCCGTCCGTACTTTTTAACATCCTCAAATTCACCTTTTTCGTGAACTCGACACCCATGTTTCTCTAAATTCTGCGCGTGTTCGCGCTTCCCGTCAATAATATTCCCCGTTATTGGGCATTCATACGGCGCATAATCGCCC